CTCAGTCGGTCGGCCTCTGGGTGCCCTCTAAAGGCATGCGCGCGGGCATCGGCGACCGCCATGCAAACTGCTCTACCGAAATGGGCATCTGCCTGCGTGAAGTCGAACTCTACGTGCCTCTCGTAATCCCTGGCTTGCGAGAAAACTGCATTGTAACCCGTGCCGTTTTGCGGCATGCCAATCTTGTAGGGCACAGACAACCAGTGATGTTTCGCACGCTTGTTGAGCGACTGATCGATCATCATGTGCTTGAAATAGTCGAGGAGGTAGAGCGGCACTATGGTGCGCATCTTCATCGCGTTCTCAAGAACGTTGGCATCCAGGAGATAGGCCTTCGGGAACGTGCCGTGCACCGCGTGCGTTGCGCGCCCAGCGCGCAGGTCGTCGAGGGCCATGTCGCCGATTGCCTTCAACCACCCCACGTTCTGCATATCCCTACGCGTCCTGATGGGGCCGCCTCCGGCGAGGCGACGGCTCCATGATGGGAGGGGGGCCTGGTCATTGACGCGTGCCCCTTCAATGCAGACGCCGGCACCATACTTCTTCACGATCGTCCCTTGCACCTGCTCCGCCGTCGTGAACTGTGCAGATTCGAAGAAGTGCGGGTACGCCTGCTGCATTGCGACGCGCGCGCGCGATATCGCGTCACTCGCCTCGTCAAGTTCCCTACTCACAAGGCCGTAGCGCCCGATCGAAGCTGCTTCCCGCTCAGGGGTTAGCGTTGTGGCGGAGTCGAGCGCCTGAGGCACACCGAATACCGCTTTCCATCGCTCTGCACGCTGCTTAGTCCAGGTTGTTTCCCGCGGCAGCAATGCCATCCTGCGCGTGTGTAAAGCTATTGAACCCCTGACGATTGTCGGGGGGGCCCTATTTCTGAGATCCTCGAGGACCGCCCTCATGAGCTCCTTTGGGTCCGGCACCGGGCCAAGGACAGGGTCGCCGAGGCCAATTATGCGTGCCCCGTCGTGACCCGCGCCTGGCCTCATGTCTGCTTGGGGCGCCCACGTCGCTTTGTAACGACCACGCAAATAACCGCGCCCTGCAGCGAGTGGGAGCATCGCAAGCAGCCAGAGGGCGAGCGACTCGATAAAGAAGCCGATGTAACCCATTACGGCTGATGCTGCGAAGGCTAGACGGCCAAGCAGCGGGCGCGACCTCAGGAAGCGGGCGATACGGTCACGTCGCGGCGCGGGCACCTCTGGTGCTGGAGAGTCGACGATGAAGGGTCGCGGCATCAGCAGCGAAGGCGGTACCGTCTGCCCAGGCCTCCTGGGCAGGCCTTCAGAGCGACAGACGATTAAGTTATCATCCTCCAATATGTAGACCAGTCCCATCGTAGGGCCGTAGACTAGTGCGAAAGGCGCGTACGTTCGCGTGTTGAGGCGCGCTATCACCCCGCCTCTCCCGAAATGCCCGGCGTGCCATTCTGCGACCCGCAAGGCCTCTCGCTCATCTCGCGGCCTGAACCCGTAGCGCGTCGTTAAGGCTTCAAGCACATTGCTAGCGGCGGCGAAACCCAGGGCTGAGCACGCGCACCTGTGGCGCGTGAGGCACTCATCACAGTCCGCGCAGTAAATGAGGTCAGCGACGGGTTTCAAACCTTCGATGAAGTCGCGTAACTCCCGGGTGAAACCGCCTAGGATCGCCATGCGGGCGAGCCTGGCGAACTCGCGAGACGTGGGCCCCCCGTCGCCGCCCTCATTCACCAGCAACAACGGGGGCGTGAGCGGGAAACCGCTGTCGACCTCTGCGAAGGCAGCATCCTTCTCGGCGGCCGTCATTGTCAC